AAGCAGTTTTGATTAACCCCGCAAGAGCGGTGGTATCTGTATATGCCATTAGTTCACCTCCTGGTGATTGGTAGTTTTAGTTATTGAACTGAAACACCGAGTAATGCACTGAGTTCTGCAGCACTTTTAGCGTTAAGAATCTTTGACATTGAATCTTCATCTACTCCTGGAGGAGTACCTGTTGATACAACATCGTTGATACGCTTCTGTGCTTGTAGTGCTGGGTTTGTCTGAGCCTGGCTCTCGCCTTTTTCTGACTCTTGCTGAACACCAAATACATCGCCGTATTCATTTAGCCAGTTAGTAACTGCTTCCTCAGTAATATCAATATCCTGAGGGATAAATGCTGCGACCTTTGGGTTGACACCCTTTGCTGTCAGTACATCCTTTACGGTGCGCTGACGAGTCTGATTCTTGAGTGTTACTGCTTCTGCTTCAATTTCTTTCAAACGCTTTTCAAGCGTGCGATTTACTTTACGCAGTTGCTTAACGACATCCTGAGGCTCATTGTCCTCATCAAAGAAGTCATCTTCATCATAATTGGTAGCCATCTACCTATCTCCCTTTTGTTAGTTGTATTCGCAATCCACAAACATGATTCGGGGAAACCATGTTGGCTATTGCTACCAGACTGTTACGCCCCCCTGGGCTGGTCTATCAGGGTGGGGATTCTTATATGTTGCTTATGGAGTTACTGCGAAGTGATTGAGAACCTACTCCGCTGCTGCCACCAAAGCGTGCTTGCTCACGGGCTGCTCGCCGTTGTGATGCAAGGATTGCTTGCTGGTCTGCTTCAACACTTGCCTTAAGTGCTTCTCTATCTGAGTAAGTTCCATCTTCAAGATAAGCAAGTCGGCGCTGTGTATCTGCAAGTGTACCAGCCTTACCAATGGCGGTAGTCAAATCAGTTAGGTTCATGTTCTTGTAAACATCTTGCTCTGCAAGTCCTGCAGCCTCTGTATTTGTAAATGCATTAAAGCCTGCTGTCTTAGCAATACCAGCAATCTCTGCTGCTCGTGCTTGCTTAAGAAGCAATGGCGCTGCCAAATCTCCATTAAGGAAGTGAGCGGTAATCTCGCCTTCGCCAATGTTATAGAAGTTCTTAAGGGCATCACGAATCTCAGGGTTAGTAGCCTTAGCCAAATCCTGTGCAGCCTGTGCTCTATCTTGTACTTCTTTTGGAGATACTTCGTTGCCAATGATTGAACCAAGCATGGTGCGGTTATCATAAAAACCTGCTGGCAAATCAAAGAACTTTAAAGTTTCAACAATTTGATTTTCAAGTTTAATGTAAGTATCTTCTGTAATAGTACGATTTTTGCCACGCAATGCTTCCATACCAGGAAAGCGTGCCTTGTACGCTGGTTGGTCATACAACTTAAGAAGCGTATCTTCTTGAGATACATCAGCAAGAATCTGAGAACTAATGAACTCTGAAAATGCTGGGTCATCAATACCGTTGGCTTTAAAGGTAGCAATCAACTTGTCAGAAGCCTTTACCTTAACGGCATAGGCATTATCTGCTGCAACCTTGGCTGCTTCTGCTTTACCCGAGGCAAATGCTTTATCAATATCAGCCTGTGTAAAGCCACCAGAAAACCCTGTAGCACCTCCTGGCATAGCACCAGTGGCTCCGCCACCATCTACCTGAGAAGGACCAGTTGCTGCAGGACCAGTATATGTAAATCCATTATTTGGTGTAACTGTTGTATCTGGTGATTCTGGGGTTACATCTGGAGTTGGTGTAGGCGTTGGAGTTGGAGTCGGTGTTGGGGCAGGTGTAGGAGTTGTTGAAGTTGTAGGCGTTGTTGTTACTTGACCAGAAATAGTCATTGGTTCCGTAAAAACTGTTGAAGCCTTAGGTGTAGGCGGAGCAATGTTTACTTTTGTGTTGCTCCAAATCATGTTACCACCTTGATATTTAGGTGTATTAACAATCGTTGGATTTAAAGCAAGCAACTCTTTAAGCGTTAAATCATTGGCTTTAGCAATCGCACTAAGAGTATCGCCAGGTTGAACTCTGACGGCATTAGGGTCTTTTGGGTCTGCTACTGCCACTATGCCACCATCCCAAACTTCTGTAGAATTGAATACGCATACTTGTCGTATTGGTCATTAGCGTTCTTTGTATACTGCCAACGCTCATCTGCACGAATCATCTTGTCTGCTTCCCATAGTGGGCGAGCAACAATCTTGCTTGGGTCCTTAGGGTCAACAGACTGAAAAATCTTTCCATCTTTGAACAATGGGTCATCCCACTTAATAGTGTCGGGGTCAACCTCAAGTAAGTCTGCTGCCTTTGAACGATAGTTAGATGTTAAATCCCAAAGGCTTACACCAGCGTTAATCTGGTCAGCAAATACACCGTACTTAGTAGCAGTGTTCTTGCGAATCTCAGCCTTAATATCATCAACGGATGAACGAACACGCACACCGTTTTTATCTGTAAGTCCTAAAAGGCGCTGTGTATAGTTAGTTCTATCTCCAGCAGAAACAGTAACACCCATTGTATTGGCATAATCAGAAATATCCTGAGTCTGTGCTGAATACAAACCACCCTTGATTTGCTTAACTACATCTGGGTTACTTGTAATGACACCTTCAATTTGTGCTGGTGTCCAGTTGTGTAAGTAAGCGTTCTCGCCCAAGGCTGAAAGGTATGAAGAAATCTGAGGATTAGATGCATCAAGTCCAAGGTCTGTAGCCACTTTAGATACAGATTGACGGAACTCGTTAACACCTTCACGATAGTTATTTTCGCCACCCTTGATACGGTCAAGTAATTTCTGAGCCACTGTTGGTCCGTTTAAACGGTACCAATCGGTGTCGTTAATCATTGCTGCAATAGTTGCAGCATCATACTTAAATGAACCGTCAGGGTTTTTTACTTTTTGATATACCGCATTAAGTTCAGGAATAGTAGAGAGCGCAGTAATAATCCATGTGGACATTGGTGGAGCATCTTTAGTTGTATCTGCCATTATGCCTTAAGTCCTAACGCTTGAACTAAGCCTTGACCAAACACATTTGCTGTTTGGAAATCGGCATACCGTGGGTCCTTCTTTGCGTAAGCCTCAACATCGGCAAGCACATCTGATTGACCATAACCTGGTGTTGTATTACGAGTAGTAGTTTTGCCTGTTGTTCTAACTACAGTTTTAGTTGGATTCTTGGCTTCGTTCTTACGAACAATGGCAAGAATATCTTTAAATGTTTTATCATCAACGGCAGATAAACCCAAAGACTTTGCAAGTTGACTCTTAGTAAGAGTACGAACATCTGCTTCGGCTATAGGTGAAGTATCAATAACTGTGCTGGTTTGAGTTCCACCACTACCACTTAAACCCTTTTGCATTTTAAGTATATCCCAAGGGCTTAGTTTTGTACCAGCCTTGCTGTACTCATTAGACTGCTCGCCATAGTAATCCCAAGCAGCACGAAGTTCTTTTAAACCAGCGGTTGGGTCTAGTACGCCAGCATCAACAAACTTTTGTTTTGTTGCCTGTTGTTCAGCAAGTGTTGCTGGAAATGATTTCTTCCACTGAGGAAGGCTAAGAAGTTCTGGAGTTACTACATCCGCTGTTTTAGTTCCAGGCTTTAGTGGAGCCTTCCATGTGCCAGGGGTTATAGTTGTCTTACCAGTAAATACACCAGTATTACCAAGACCTGATACAGCGTTGGAATCGTAACCCCATTTTGCTGTAAGTGCTGCAGCATTACCAGCATTAAGGTTAAGTTGTTTTCCTAATGCTGAATTAAAAATAGTAGATGGGTCAACATTTCCGCTTGCAAGAAGTGCTGCTGCCTGTTGTTCGTTTTGGTCAATAAGAGCCTGTGTAGAATCTGTTTGGCTATTACCGCCACCCATCATCTTGCTAACTTGACCAGCAACTCCAGAAAAAACAGTAGCGCCACCTACACCGTAAGCAACTTTCTTTCCTAAACTCATTTTGGCTTTAGTTTTAATAGCCTCGCCCGCAACTTCGGCAGCAGTTTCTGCGCCTTTTTTAGCAAACTTTGCAGCAACCAATTTACCAATAGATGTCTTACCTAAGGCTGCAGCAATACCACCACCTACTACAGCAGAGCCACCAAGTGGGTGCTCCATCCAAAATGCCTGAGGTAGTTCAGCCTTCTTAGCAATACCTTTAAGGTTGCGTTGCCAGAACGCTTGGTTAGGAAGCACGCCTTCATTATCAATAATGTACTGCACATCTTTGGCAGTCTTAATATACGGAAGGTCTGCTGCAATGGCTTTGTCATCAATGCCAGGAAACGCTTGCTGTAGAAGCGTTATCTTTTCTCTGTCTGTTAGTTCTGCCATAGTCCTATCCCAAGGTTACAGGGTCATTTTGTAAGAATCTTTGCCAAAAACCATCAAACTCTCCACCTGATTCACTGCGTAGAGTTCCTACGGTTCTATCCCAAAGGTCCTTTAAGTCGCTATTATCATTTGCTTCTAGTGAGCCTGAGCCACCATCTGCTTTTCTACTTGCAAGTTCACGAGCAACTTGAGTACGAGTGCTGTAGTAAATTGCTAGTTGTGTAACAACTGGGCGATTAGCATTATCTTTTAACCACTGTGGGTTAGTAAGGATTTTCTGAATTGTTTGCATGCGATAAATCCACTTGCCTTTATCCATGCTATAGAAGTCAGCAGCCCAATCTTTATTTGATGTAGCGAGTTGAGTTGTAAACATTTGCTTTGCAAGCAACAAATCCTCTGCACCGTTTTCAGTGTAGGACTCATAACCTTGAGCCTTAAGTTGAGAATCAAGGTAATCCATTGCCTTACGGTAATCAATCCAACCCATCTTCTTATTAGCATCTTGCTTAAGAAGTGCTGGGTCACGCTGTCCACGGAAGTTCATTGTTGAACCAAGAACTGGTGAGTTAGCCATTTGCCACTGGTATGCAGCCTGGCTAAAGTCGTACTTACCACTTGGGTCATTAACAATAAAGCCAATCATCTCAGGTGTGGTTGTACCAATCTGTGAGATAAGTGACTTGTACTTCTGTAGATTTGCTACTGCTTGCTGTGATGCATTGACACCAGTGTTATTCAAAGAAGCAGAGATTGTAGCCTCAGCCATTTCTGGATACATCTGCAAGAATAATGAATCTGCATCGCCCTTGTAAGTCTGTTGCAACTTGCGATACTGCTGTGTGTACCAACTCAATGGTGAGTCGTACTGTGCAGCAAACGGAAGTACAAGGTTAGAAAGCATCTTGACTCTGTACATGTTATTTGTGAGATTCTGAATCTCCTCAAATGTTGGCTCCGTATTGCGCTCGCCAAGTTTAAACTTAATTAACTCATAACGATAAACAGTGTTAAATGTTCTTGACCACTGACCATCACGAGTACCTGACCAAGTTTCTGCAGCCTTTTGCAATGCAGGTGGTAGCAATGACTTTGCAGTTGCTGCAATAACATTGCCCTCTTGTGGACCAAAAGGAATAATTGGCTTAAGGATGCTCTCCATATCTGGGCGCATCTTTTCCAATTCACCAGCAGGAATTGCAACTAATGGACCAAAGCCAGCAGTTGCTTCACCTTGGAACATAATATCCATAGACTTGATTGGAATACTTATTTGGCTTCCAGCGCTACGGATAGCAGCAGCAAGTCCACCACCAAATGGAACCTTCTCCATTGTCTGCATAAATGATTCAGGCATAGGCAGTACAAGTACATTGTCGTAACTAAACTTGTTTGTGCGATTACCATTGGCATCTACCACATTGTTTTGATTACTAAGGGAAGCAGTAATCTGCCCAGCCTTAGCAACTGCTACTGGGTTATCTGATGACAGTGTTGCCCAACGGCGAATAGTGTTTTCCCATGCGTTGAAGAACGGCATGATGTAACGCATCTTTTCGCCAGCGTATGACTTACGCATGATAGTAAAGAGAGTCTTATTAACTTCTTTACGAGTTGACTCAATAGCATCCTTGCGAAGTCCATTGATTTCATCAAGTGTAAGTTCAGCATTAACATCGCCAAGTTGTGAACGCTTTAAAGATAGCGCAACATTTGCACGCTGTTGCATTTCGCTACGGTATACAGCACGAGCAAGTGGGTGACGAGCAAGTGTTGTTTCAGGTAATGAACCAAGGAAGTAGAATAGTTTATTAACTACAGCCTGAGTTCCATCTTGCCATCCGCTAATCTTTGGACCAACTGGAACAACGCTACCAATGATGTCTGGCATTGCTGGAGTATCTTTAAAATGCTCACGAAGCCATATCTCATCAACTTGCTTGTTACGGAAAGCCTCTTGAATCTCAGAGTTTGGAAGGTAGCGCTGGTATGCACTATGTAGGTTTCCTACAAAGTCCTCAGCACTTGTTCCAACATTAAGGTTCTCGCTTGCTACCTTAAATGCTTGGTCATCAATGTTCATCTTAGATGCGTAAGTCTTACCTTCTGGACTACGCAGCCATTTGATTACAGACTCAGGAGTTTTTCCATTTAGGAACTGCTCAATGATTGGGTCAATCTTATTTTCCGTAGGTGAACGGAAGAAGTTATTAAGGAAGTTTGCATAACCAGTAAAGTACCGTGGGTCTTTAGTGCTTAGGCGAACCTCGTTCATATTGCCATAGCGTGCTGCAAACAACTGAGATGGAGCATCTGCCAACAACTTATAGGTATCGGCGTTGTCTGTACGCTGTGCAAGAATCTGACCAAGTTCACCTTGGAAAGCATCTGGGTACTCAATGACTGTGCCATCGTAAAGTTTTGCTCTACGCATGCCAGTGCCAACCAACTTCTTAGAAGTAGTTAGACGAGTTTCCTCAGCAACACGAGCATCAAGTCGTGTAAGCAAATGTTCATGTCTTGCTCTAGCAGCAGCATCTCTATCGGCTAAATCACGAATTAAAGATGTTATACCATCGGTTGGGTATTTACCGCTTCCGATGTGGGTTGCGAGTTCGCTAAGGCTTGCTGCACGATTTGCTTCGCCAAGTTCTGGGCGTACGCCTGTCGTTCCTCTGGTGACATTTGACCGAACGGCTTTGGTGCTTTGACCCAATGCAAAGTTTTCGCTTGCTCCGACATCGCCTGTTCCTCCTGTTGAAATAAATCCATCTTCACCTCGTGCGTATGCATCAAGGTCTGCTATGCCTTTTTGATTTCTTTCTTTACCAAGTTTAACAGCCTCTGCTTTATTTTTTACAACATTAACTGGTTCTGCCCAGATGTGCATAGTACCATCTTCGGCAGGAGCAACCCATGTTCCAAAGTGGTCAGCCTCTGAAAACTTGCCAATAGTATTTTCAATGTGTTCAGCAAGATGCTGAGCCATTGCTTCTGGGTTAGCCTTAGCAGCATCAAGGCTGTACTGGAAAGTACCACCACGAACTGCTACAGCAACGCCACCCTGTGGCACATCGCCAGTCATAAACTTAAATGTTCCGCCACCATTTTCAATGGTTGACTGAATCATCTGCATAACCTTAGACTGGTTACTTGTTACTGCACGAGTCTTACGAATAGCATCTAGTTGGCGCTTAGCAAGAATCTGTGCTGGCTTATTGGTTGCGGTTTCAACCATTGTTGGGTCTACCAAAACAGTTGCACGACCATTAGCCTTAACATCTGGAAGCGTTACTTTACCAACACCGTTGGCACGCATCCAATCAAAGATTTCTTTTTCTTTACCCTTCCAAGAATCTGGTCTACGAGCATCAAGACCAAGAGCCTTGAGTTCTGGGTAATCGTTTAAACCAAGTTTTACTCTTGTACCATTATTGGTACGAAGGTCAACTGATTCACCAAATACCTTTGATGAAATAACATGTCCTTGGTTGCCAGGCTTGCGAACACGGAAAGTTCCTTCAACAAGCATTTTCTGTGAAACGCTATCTGGGTCAATAGCACGCCATGTACCAGACTGTGGGTTGTAAAGTTCTACTTGGTTGCCCTTAGCAACGCTGTTACGGAATCCATCGCGCATATCTGCAGCAATAGTTTGCATTGCAAGTGATGGCTTGCGTACGCCACCTTCTTTAATGAGTTCACCCTCACGGTTGCGAAGGTTTTTTGGCATTGCATAAGCACGACCAGTATTGCGCTTGTAAATCTCAGATGCCGAGATTGTTGGCATACCTTTTTCAGCGTAACGATTAGCAATGTCATCTGAATAAGTCATTGCCAATGGGCGCTCAGGATTTAATCCACGAAGTCCAGTAGGTGAACCATGATACAAATATTCACCAGTGCGATATGAAGAAAGGTTGAGGAACTCCATTGTTTGTTCCTCGGTCAGTTGACCTCGTTTAAACGCAAGTTCAACTGCAGCCATGTGGTCATCAATTTCTTGATTTAACTTGGCAATCTGAGCACGCTCTAATTGCACCTGTGACATAGCGCTACGAAGTTTGATTGAATCTTCACGCAAACCTTTGGCCACAAGAGTTCTATCCGTCATACGGTCCATGCCGATTTGACGGTGCTCCCACCAGTTCTTAAATCCTTCTTTGCTTAAGTCAGTTGCAGCAACTAAGCCGTAACCCTTTGCAAGAATAGAAAGTGATGCTTCACCAACATTTCGGATGGTGTAACCAAGGCGCAAAAGAACCGATGCTTTCCATGCATCATTAAGAATACCAGCGATATATCTATCTCTGTCTGGGTCAATGATTCCATGGCTGCCATCAATAGCCTTAATCAATCCGCTGTTTTCTTTAAGAACACGAGTGTAATTTTCTAGGTCAACCATTGGCAGCGAGTTAGCACCTTGGCGCTCAAGATAAGGAATCTTAAGGATTGTGTCATCGTTCGTCATTAAGAACTTACGGTCTTTAATTGAAGCCATTGCTGTTGCACGGCGACCCTTGTAAGAGTTCCAAATGTAATCGGCTGTTTCTTTAGAGATGCCAAGTGATTCGTGAATTGCTGTTGTAGCCAAATCTTCAAATGATTGTGCTACACGAGTACGATTTTCTGGAACATCTCCAGCCCTAAGGAAGTCATCGTAATGGCGCTCAATAATTGGAGCAGCCTTTTCGTTTCCAACGATACGGCGAAGCATGCCACCAAATGCTTGCATCTCTTTAAATGAATCAGAATCGTTAGCATTAAAGTAACCTGCTGGTCGCTCTGCTGCCCACTTTTCTGCAAAGTTAATTACCGCTACAACTGGGTGATACTTAGTTGGTTGGAAAATACCAAAGGTTGGGTAAGCAGTCATCTCGTCTGCCTTGATACCCATTGCACGAGCGTACTTACGCTCAGCCTGTTGTACTGCTAACTTCTCAAATGCAGATGTACCAAATGTACGCTTACTTAGGTCTGCACCCTTTTTAGTTAGTGTAGTTAAATAATCAAAGTAAGGGTCTTTTGCTAGTTGCGCTACATGTTCTGCTGCAGCATCAAGCAAGTTTACATCTTCTGTAAGCCCATTGGTAGGAAGATTGTTAAGGATGTCCTCATCCATCTTAGATACTGGCTTTAACTTGTCATAAACAAACGCCAAATCCCTACGCTTTTCAACTAAGCGAGCCATTGCTTTTGTATCTTTATTAGATAAAGCAAGAAGTGTATCTGCTACATCGTCAACATTATCTACTTCACCAAGAAGCCAAGACATAGTTGTTGCATCGTTAGATGCCTGAACCGCTGGGTGGTTAATGATTTTAGTTGCATCATTTTTAGCAAACCACTCCATTGTGTTGTAAAGACTGCCATCAGCATTGCGACCTTCATTGATTTTATTAGCCAATGTCTGAGGTGAAATGATAGTTGCTTTACGAACAGCGTTTGGTTTAAACAGAAAATCTCTACCCAAAGAACCAATGGTTGCATCTTCTGCACCAAGTGGGCGAGTAATCAATGCCGCTTTTGCCAAGCCAACAGCCTTAAATGCTTTACCTAGTGGGTCAGTTACTGTTGTAAAAACTGTGTCATAGGCACCAGATAGTGTTTTATAGCGCCAGTTAGTATCAAAGATTTGACGGTCTTTAGGGTCAAAGATATTAAAGTTGCCGTGTAGTTCAGTGGCAGTTGGGTCTAGGCTTGACTGCAAATATGCAATAGCCTGACCTGCAGAAATGTTGCTGCGTTGATTCCATGCTTCCTGAAAATTACCAGTAGCAAGTCCAGTTGCTAAAGCAGATATTGGTTGACGAGCATACTTGCCACCAACATCGTAAGTAAAGCGAGCAGTAGGAAGCAATACATCATTAAACCCTGCGCCTAAAACTTTGCGTGGTACATAACTAGCACCAGCAACGGAAGCCTTAAAGGTATCTCCTGCTATTTGAAATGCATCGCCTACCCATGATTTATCATTGGTTGCAACAGATGCAATATCATGAAGCATTGTTGGTAATCCAATATCATTACCAAAGTTCTTTATCTGGTTTCCAGCCCAGTTGCCAAGATTATTAAGAAATGTCATTAAAGAACGCTCCGCAAATAACGAACATAATTGCGGAAGGCGTTAGATGCGGAAGGTGATTCTGCAAGAAGTGAAAGCGTTGGCAACGCTGTGAGCATGCGCTGACGGTCCTCAGTTGCAAGGGTCTGGTCATTAGCGTACATAACTTCACTACCAGCACCTGGACCTGCATCAATACCAGTAGTTACTGGTTCATTAGGGCGCTGTGTTGGTGCATCTAACGGAACAATTTGTTGACCTGCTGGTGCTGAATATGGGCGTGCCATTGAAGGAGTTGCCATTGTTGGAGATGCGTTCATAGGTGCAGATGTTTGCAATTCCATCATGTCTTTGTTTTCGCCATACTGTCCACCAGTCATTGCTTTTGCTGGTTGAGTTCCTGCGTTACCGCTACCACCTGTTGCTGATACGGAATAATTATTTTGTGGTGCAGTTGGTCGGTTGCCTCCGCTTGCCATGGGCATCTCCTTTCCATTTAAGGTCAGTATTTAAAAGTAGTGAGCAGTTTTAAAACTTACTCAGGTTTAATACTTACTTTGAGCCTCGTGTACCTTTTGGTGCCTTTGTTAACATAGTGGTAGATGCGCCAGGCTTTGAAGCCTTAGGCATACCAGCATTTGTAGGCTGTTGTACATTTGCTTTTGCTGAACCGCCTTGATTAGCAGGCTTTGATGCCTTACCAGGTTGGTTGTTTGGATACTTTGCTGTACTTGTATTTGCCATGGTTACCCTCCTCCCTTTTAAACTGGCACTCTGCGTGCGACTGTTGCTTGTAAATTGGCATCTCCTCGGTTGTTTAAACCAGCGAGAAGCGATTGAACATCTGGGCGACCACCTGGAGCAATTTGTCCAGGAGCAATGCCCTGCATACGACCAGTTTCGCTCAAGCCCATTGGAAGTTGCCCGCCACCTGCTGCGCTCTCACTTGGCATGCCCATAGATTCGGGACTTACTGTGCCTGGGGCAGCAGCAGGTGCGGGATTCTCAGGTTGGAACGCCTCAGAAATTGCTACTTCAATAGCAGTTCCCTTTTGGCGAGCACTAATCACATACGAAAGTTTGCGTAGGATGTCGGATGGGTCTTGTCCTTGTGAAGCAAGGGCTGGAATTGCTTGTGCGTATGAGGCAATAGCCTGTTTCATAGCATCACGCAGTTCCTCTGTTTCAACCTTTTCTTCTTCTTGTGTTGCATTGAAGGAGAAAGGCATTTGACGGCGTAGGAAATCACGAGAAATCAACTTGTCACCTCGTGCTTGTAGTCCAAAGACCAATGCACGGTTAGGGTCAAGTCCTGCCATCAAACCATATTGCACATCAACGGTGTAATCACCAGCAATGTCACGAGATGGCTTGTATTTAATGTTGTACGGAGTACCGTTGTAGATACCACGAAGTTCTTTTTCTACATTACCAAAGATTTTTTCGTCAACCTTTAGCGCTAATGCTAGTAATTCTGTAAATGTACGGGCAAACATTGCATGTGCAGTCTTGATTTGTGTATCAAAACCACCCATGAGTGCCTTAACACCCTGACCTGTAATGATTGAAGCATCAACATTACCTGTTCGGGCATCTGGAAAACGGCTACCTAGACGGAGTTCTTGCTCAAGAACCTGTGACTGTGCAAACACATTTCCAGGAAGTTCCAATGGGACTCGGCGAATCTCATTAGGTTTGGAGGAGCGCATAATTGCATCAGGTCCAAGGGCTAACTCCTGACTATCCAAAGGCATCGCAATCGGTGCCTGTACTGATTTAGTCGCTGCTTCAAGGGAAAGTAGGGCATAGCGTGCCTTAGCAACTTGAATAGCAAGTACATCATCAAACTGACCACGAGATTGGTCATCCAATGAAGGTCGTTGTACAACACGAATCATGCACTCACCCATAAGGTTTTCTGCACGGTCTAATACAAGATTGTTTTTCTGTGGCATGAAGATAACATCTTGGTCTTTGTCGTGGAAACGAACAATCTCAGACATAGTTGTTGTATTGTTTTTATCGTAAATAAGGTGAGCAACCTCAGGATACTTAGCCATAAGTTCCTCAGTTGGCTTCATCATGCGCTGGAAGAACATAGTTACACGACCATAGCGGTCAATAACTGGATAACTTCCTAGCGCATCAAAGAACTTAATGCGAGGCATTTGTTCATCAATATCAATTTCAACTTGTGCAGGTACAAAACCATAGGTTACATAACGGTCTGCAGCATTAAACATTTGAGTTTGCAAGTCTGAGAAGTCAACGATGCCGTTAACAATTTCTCCACGCTTATCAGCCTTTTTGCGGGCTGCCTCTGAAACCATAGATGTAGAAGTACATCCAAATGACGGTAGAGGTGCGATTACTTCTGCAATATCACGGGCAGCAATATCCACCATATTTGCCACGATAGGATTCTCAAAAGGACCATCGGGGAAAAGGTCAGGGTAAACATCACGCATCTTGCCTTGACGAACTTGTAGAACATGATTCATGCGCTGGTCGCGGTCATCATACATACGGCGATAGCGGTCATAATAGTTCTTAATTTCTTCAACGGTAAGTGCCATGTTCACCTCCTATCTTAGTTGTATGCGTAGTCACTCAAATTAACGGTGACTTGTTGGTTTCTATCATGTCTTGTTTGGAACATACTCCACCCACTATGAGTGCGGGCAAAGTTGCTTGCATTTAAAACTCTATCTCGTACAGCAAGTTCAGTAAACCAAAATGCCATAACGCAGTCTGTCTTTTGACTTCTTGGTGCATCTGGGTACCAAGTAATCAGTTGCTCAATAAGAGCCTTTAAACCTTCGGATTGATGTGTAGAAGGGAACTCAATCAAAGCATTGCCATCTTCCCAACCATGAAACAATGTAGTAAGGGATGCCACACCGAAGTCTGTATCCCATTTATTGTTTCCAGTATGGTGTTCTTTGAGTATGGCACCCCTTGCTTGTAGGTATTCTCGTACCTCACGGTCCTGGGTGAGCATTGCTTGAAATGCATTTTTTTCTACACGCCACTCAGAAACTGCGTATTTATCTGTCCAGTCTTTAATCAATTCTCTAATTGCATCAGGCTTCATGCCTTGTTGGTTTGACACATCCAACAGGTATCTCTTTTGAGTAGCAACATCCACACCAATGCAAACAGCAGCGGTATGCCCAGCCATGGCGGGGTCAAGCCCAGCAACCACAATAAGCCCATCCATCCCAGCAGGTCTGTTGCCAGCCTTATTCTTGGGGATGATGCCGATATTTCTAGCGCCGTTAATAATGCCTTTAACCGCATCCTGTGGGAAAGCGCTATCTTCATGAACTTGTTGTTGTTGATAAACCATCGCCCACAAGTTGGGTGACATGCGAGAGCGTTTACGATTAAGCGCCGTGCCTGTCCACTTGTCGTACAAACCGTTAGCATCTGGCATGCCATTGCCAGACACTGGGGGCATATTCGTTTTCGCCCAAAGAGTAACCCAATCAGCAGGGTCATCGGCGAACTCCAATACCGCAGGTTGTGCGAAGTAAGTCCAAGGAGAAGTTTCGTCTGGGTATCTCATCGGGTCACGAAGTTCTGAATATAAATCTTTAGGGCGTAATCTTGTGCCCACTACCAGTAACTTTCCGCCATCGTAGTCAATACGGGACATAACTTCTGATTGAATCCAGTCAATCTGTTTTTCATATTCATGGGCGTTGGTATGGTCAACACAGTCATCCATGATGATTAGGTCAGCACGAGCACCGTAGATATGTCCACGAATACCGATAGCCTGAACCGTTGGGTCTTTTTCACCAGAGTCACGAGCATCTGATGATAGGTAAATGAGGTCCTGCTTCCACGAATCAGAGTTCTTTTCAAATCCGCCTGGAGGTCCAAAGGCGAGGTGTAAGTCCTGATAACGAGGATGGGTGAGTCTGTTCTTTATGGAGAGC